TCTTAGGAACTGCTTTTCCATTTGGTAAATTTTTTAATAATACAGTAGCATTAACTTATGATGTAATAGGTGGTGGTCAACTTGAATTGGCTCTTAAATTATTTACAGCAGGAAAAGTAGATTACACTTTAAAGAGAAGAGCATCTAAAGGCTTCATAGGTGGAGGAGTTGGTGCAGCAATTTATGGTACTACTACTGCTGTTAGTGCAGAAGAAGATAAAAGTGCATTATTAGAGACAGCAGGTGGTGGATTAATGCTTAAAGATCCATTAAAACTAAGCACAACAGATAAAGAAGATGATTCAGCCTTAGGCATTATGGATCAAATACTTGCAGGTGCTGTAAACTTTACAGGTCTTGGTAACTCATTGGAAAGAGATTTAGAAAAACAAAGATTAGGATTAAATTGGAATGAAGAATTAAAAACTAATGGCAGTATTATAGACATTACGTATGACTTTCCTGCATCTCAGTATGCTCTAGCAGCAAGACTGATAAATCTTAAAAAACAAAGTAGAGAATCACTGCCAAAAGAACTCGTATCTGCTGCTACTGAACAGTTTTTATTTGGTCAACTTAGCAGAAACTTAGGTAAATTTGGAAATATTGGCCCACTATTCGGTGATATATTAGATGCTGAATCTGATGGCGTTAGTTCTGATAGAATCAAAAAACTATTAGCTAGAGGGCCAGGATCATTAGCATCAGCTAGTATAAGTGGACTATTTAGACCATTTGATGCTGCTAACAGAATAGCAGGTTATTGGCTTGGAGAAGAAGCAGAGATAAAAGATGCCAAACAAGGTGATACTTTAATGTACGACTCAGGTAGATATCTGCACAATATATTTGAAATATTAAATGGGGATAGCAATCTAGCTGAAAAAAGAGAAATGACTCGTGAAGGTAAAATATATCCTACATCACCTGCTTCTGATATATTTAGTGAAAGAACATTACAACCTAAAACATATACAGAACTAGCACTGTCAGATGTTAATTTAAAAGGATGGGCGCAACAATTAAAGTCGTATTATCCTGAAGGGGTATCTCTATTCAATGAGGCTGTTGCACCTGTATTAGAGAAGAAGTTTGAAAGATTTGTTACTAGCTCTTTTTATAAAGGTCTTCCATACGATAAAAAGCTAAGAAGAGTAAAAGGCATATTGTCTGAAACTAAAGCACAAATAAAAGAAAGAATGTTAAATGGTTCGTATGGAGAAGATAGTCCTAAAATGGCAAGAGCTAAGTACATAATGGATATTGCAGATACAAAAACATCTATAAGATCAGATGCATTAAAAAATTTGAATTTGAAACAAGATTTAAGCACAGATGACTTGACAAATTTACCTATAAGCACATTGAGTAAAATTGTTAGGCAGATAAAATTAATACAGAAACAGTATCGGCTAGAGAGACAAGGTAGACAATAAAAAAGAGGGAACAGAATTAACTGCTCCCCCTAGTCACACCACACCACCACAGAGGTAGATCCCTCGCTAACCATGACGAGGGGCGAGTCTATTAAGCGACCAACCTACGAATCACTATATAGTAACTTCTTTAGTTTGTCAAGCATTTTTTCTATCTCTTCAATAGTTTTTTTAAGTTCATCAGGAATATCTTTACACTTGCGTTCCATGAACTTCTTTGCTTCTTCTTCTAGCTTCATATCCTTTTACCTTTTTTAACTGCTCAAAGTAGGCTTTATTAAAACCTCTTTCCCACTCTTTGTGTCTGTAGGTGTTAAGATTATAAGGGTTAATGATTCTACCTGATGTAAAGTCTTTATATCCTTTATCATTTGCTTTCATCTTTAAATCCTTTTAAGTATTTGTATGCTCTATAAATATTATCAGGACTATCTCCCAATAAACCTAAACTTGTATTACAATTGTGACAGAGCCAACCTCTGAACATTCTTTTTTCGTGATCGTGATCTAAACAAAATGCTGCCTTCCTATTGGTTTCTTTTAAAGCTATATCTTCTAGAGTTCGCAAGCAGATGGGGCAAGCGTGTTCGCTATCTATTGGTGGAGCTTCCTTTCGTATCTCATCTCGTATTCTTTTCATGTCTGATCTGCATTTTTTACATTCTGGTCTTCTCCAAGTATTGAAGCCACTATGCCAATCAAATGATTCTAGAGGTAGATATTGATTACACCACGTACAATTCTTGCCCTCGCCTTCAACTTGGTTAGGCAATGCTTTAAATAAATTGTACTGCATCTAAGCACCAATGTCTACAATTTCACATGAATCTCCACTACAAGCTAACGTCTGACTAGCTGACGTACCATCTTCTTTCTCATAATTTTGTAACAAGCTCCAATCTATTTTAGATGGGGCTTTTTTTATGGCCTCTTTATATTCTTCTTTTGTGCAGTCTTGATAAGGTGCTTGCTGATAAACATGATCAGAATGAGGTAAGAAAGATACACCTGACATTTCATCAAAGTGTTCATAGACAAAAGCACCAACTTCCATCCACTCGTGATCACGTACAGTAACCGTACAGCTTGGTTTATGTTCACACCAGTGTCTTTGATATGTAAGCCACAACTTTAATTGATCAATTGCTGACATAGTATTTCTATCTACACAACCACTTGGTGATTTCATAGGGAAACTAAACACTGTAATGTCATTAGGCTTCATAACACATGGCTCACTAGGTATGCCTTGATCAACCATAAACTTTGTAAGTGGATCTTTGTTATCGCCACGAACTGTTCTTATGTAATACTGTGAATGTCTAGCATGAATACCACTAGCTGAATCACATAGCTGTGATACTGTTCCACTAGGCTTAACACAAGTTATAGCTGTGCTTTGTGGTATACCAAACTTCTCAGCGTATACTTTGTTTGTGTCAATAGCTACTTGCTTGAGTTCTTTTAGAATAGCAGATAGATCTGTTGCACGACTTGTTATTCTGTTGTCCATGATGCCTGTAAGACTGACACCTAGTAATCTTTCTTCTTCTGTATTATTCTGCCATACTTTTCGTAAATATGGGAACTTAGTCAATGTCGCCTGTGCTGTGCCTAAAATCGTTGCTAGGCGCACCTTTCTAGCTAGGTCATCTATACTATCCTTATCTCTGATTACCACCTCAGTGAGGTTACAGAACTGGTATGGACGCAATATAATCTCAGAGCATGGATTACAACCAAAATTGTAGTCAGCAGATCGTCTTCCATTCTTCTCAGCTTGCTTTTGTGCAGCAATTCTATTGAATATGCCACGTTCACCTGACTTAGATTCAACAAGTGAAGTCCATTCTCGTAAGAATGTAGCACCATCAGGTTTGTCTGTATAAACAACACTATTGTTAGCTAGTGCCATATGGGGAGCATTGTTGTACCAATCGCCTGACTTAGCATGGCGCATTCTTATATCAGATAAATTAGATAAACTAATCATAGCTGACCTACGTACACCCCCCATAACGACAACTTCACCAATCTTACACATCAGACTGTGACATTCGTAGCCTGTTAGCTTACGTCCTTTTGCATTCTCAAATGTGTTGATTGTGAATTGAAACAGTTGTACAAGTGGGCCTGGCCCTGATGCTCTACCACCAAAGGTCTTGAGTCGTGAACCCGCAGGACGAACTGCTGATGTATCGTATGTAGGTATCTCACCTGCATAGAGAAGAGATATCAAGATTCTAAACGCTTTTGCCCAACCCTCTTTACTATCTTTAACTTTAATACACGTATCTGACTTGTATAGTTCGTGTGGTATCTCAGGTAGCTTTTCTGTGTACTGTCTTTCAACACTAAAGCCTACACCTGTGCCACACAACAATATATACATTGTCTCATCGAATGATTTAGGATCGTCTACAGGCAAGTAAGCACAATTATAACCCGCAGTATTGTCTCTATCTAATGCTACGCCTGAAGTCATTAATGCTCTCATAGAAGGCATTACCTGTAGGCTATGTATAGCTTCCCACAAATAACCTTTTGTAGCATTATCAATAGATACTTTACTACTTAAATAGTCCATATAACGTGTTACTGTTTCTGTCCATGTTTCTCTTCTGTTTTCTTCATCTAACCATCGTGCATAGCGAGAAACAGCTATAAAATTTTGATAATCAGTTGGGAGTGCGTTTGTCATGTGTCACCTTTATACTATTAATTTCCATTCCATCTACATCAAAGATGAGATCTTCAATAACTTCTTGTACTGCTTCTTCTGTATCTTCATCTACAGGCAGTATATTCTCTTCTTCGTCAATGTCAAGCATTAAAAATACTTTAACTTTCATCTACTTCCTCAATCATTTTTTCTAAATAAAATAATGCTTTTTGTAGATCCTGTTTTCCATTTTTATACCTGTATCGCCATAAATATTTAATTATATTACCTTGTAAGTAATATTGATATCCCTGACCTGTTGCGGCTCTTATTGCATCTAAACATTCTATGCCATGTTGATTATAATGAGGTGGATTATTTACCATATCTTCTAAATTAGGTGTAAATACATCCTCTGTATACTCTCCTTTGAACTTTTCTAAAGACACTAAACTTGCCCCCAATTAATTTTAATTACATTTCCCTCTTTTGATATAATCTTAGGATCTCTCTTTACTTTCTTTTCTAGTTTATCTTGTTTACGTAACTCATTCCCAACTTTATTAGCTTCTAATTTTTTACGT